TAGAAAAATTAGGAGTCCTAACAGTTCCGGTAATTCCGTGAATATTTAAGTTGCTTCCGTTATTTGCTATTTTAGCGATAAACTCATTATCACTAGTATATATCTCATCTCCTCCGAGTAATGTTAAGGGGTTTTGAAATTCAATGGTATTAGCAACACCATCAATATCAACAATGCTATTCCCTGTTAAGGCTATTCTTTGGAAAAAGACATTAGCAAAAGAATTAGGATTGTCTCCATAAAATTCGTTTGTGGACTTTTCGGGATTAATTAAGTTAAAGTTCTCGTCATAAACGCATTCAGTTAGTCTCATCAAATTAAATCTTTTTAGATTTGAGAGAACTTGGTTAGTCGTAAAAGATAATGTTTGAAAGTTAGAGTCAGTTAAAATAACATTGTCACTATCTGTTTTCGTAGAATTATCTACTAGCATCAATTTATAGTCATTAATTGTTTTAAGAGTCGAAAAAATACTACTACTTCTATTAACATCATGTGGTAAAATATCACAAGTAATGTATAAAAATAATCTAGGAAAAGAATAATCCTTACCTTCATATACTAGACTTACAGCAGAGACAGTATTGCTACCTCTTAGGTTTAGAGGTATAGAAGATAAAATACCGCTATCTCTTTTCATTCTTCTTTGGGAGGTTATATTAGAACCATAAGCACTAGTAATCCCTCTCATATCATAAGGTAATTTTCTATTAGAATCTGTTTTTCCTTCTTCTATGACATTTGTTAGCCCAGTATTGACATTGGGTTTAAATTGATAAGAACTAAAGTTCTTTGTAAAGTTATTTTTTCTAACACTATACAATCCTGCTGTAATATTAGAGTTTGAAGTGTCTCTAAAAGTAAAGGTTTCGTCTCCCAATCTTTTTGTGTCGGAGTTAAATGATTTGTATATAGGCATACCAAATTCTTTATTCATGTCGCTAGTTCCTAAGTGCATGTTAAAGGGAACTAAACTAACATTTCCATCAGAGGAAAAGGTATGGTGGGGTATCGTGATTATCTTTCCACCCCATAAATGTGCCGAATTAATTGTATTTATATGACTTCTTTTTCTAGTTGATAAAAATACTATACTACCAATGTCGAAATCTAATATGTTCCCAGAACTAGTTTCTGTTCTATCCAACATCACGGTAATAAATGAAGTGTTTGTAGCGGGATTACCAGTTCCGTATAAATTGGCAGAAGCATCTTGCTTTAGTATATCCAATACATAGCCAATAAATCCCTTTGTCTCGGTAGCAGAACCAGCAAAGGTATCGCAATATAGTGGGTCGCCAACATTAACGCTAGCCGATAAAGAATTAGTAGTAAAAATGACTTCACCTGCGCTTTGGTTAATTGTAAGAACTGCGGCTTGAGTATAAGTTGTTTCCATTCTTTCAGCATCAATGCCTTCATATTTTATTTTTCTACCTAAAGTCAAAGGGATATAAGGGGCTAATTCTATTTCTGTTATATTGTCTTTTTTACTTGTAGAAACCACCTCGAAATCTATTAAAGTATCAACCGTATCAAATTCAGTTTCCCCGTTACTTCCTATTTCATCTTTTAATTTACATTGAAAAGCATTATCGTTGGCTATACTAGAAGGCTCATTTATATGATATCCAACTGCTGATTCGTCATTATCTGCGTATTTACCCGTTGTTAAACTAAAAGAACCAAATGATGAAGTTCCAACCAAACTATCTCCCTCAGCCGCATTAAAGCCCAATCCTAAGTTCATATTACCCGCAGTAAAAATAAGACCCTTTCCAGCAGAACCAACTAAAGAAGTTGGTGAGACAGAAGCAATATGAGAAGAACCTAATGCTTTTGTAAACATATAATTTTTTTCGTTTTGTTTGTATATTGTTTCTCCTGCGGCCACTCTAGTTATTGCTCTTGTTATTCCAACTTGAACTAAACTTCCGCTATAGGTGCTAACAGAAGTAACTCTGCCAATATATCCATTAATAGAAAATAACAAATCACCAACGACAGGCATTGAAGCAAAATTACTTTCTATGTCTCCAAACTGAATAAGGTTATCAAAACACTCTACTTCGTTTGGTGCAGAAGAACCATTACCTGCATATGTTATTGTTAATTTATTATACGGACTAAATGAAGAATAGATAATATCTTCACTAAAAGCAGTATCTTTGTTAATAATAGGGGATAGCAATTTGTTTAGTTTATCTCTTCCTTTTATGTCTAAAAAGGTCTGAGATTCTTCTTTAACAGTATTTATTTGTTCTATTTCTCCTTCGAACTTAAGCGAATATACTGTGTATTCTCCTCTAATAAATTCTAAAGGATTAGCATAGTAACTATCTCCAGTATAGGAGACAGTCATCATAGACTTATCCTTATCTACTGCTGAAACTGTAGCCAGTAGTTTATTTTCATTTGTTGAATTAAATAAAATTTCTAAATTATCTGTTCTATCTATTAAGTTCATCGTAGTTATAATTGTATTATCTGTGGGATTATATGCCCTCCTTGAAAGAATATCATCGGCAGTAGGAGTAAAACTTAACGAAGTAAATGATTGAGCATTCTCTGTTCTTTTTTCTGCTCTAACTGTCAAGGTCTGTAAGGTTGCTGAATTAGTAAAAGAACCAATACTAGCAACTAGCATTATTTTATCTTGTA